TTTTTCATTTATAGAGAAACGTACTAATCATATATTATTCCCAAGAAACAAAACTTATTATGCGGATGGAATTGTAAATGTTTATGACTTTCCTATTAATTTAGTTCCTGTAGAAAATATACAACTTATTTATAATAATTACTCTACAATTACAACAAAAGATAGAAAAGTAGTGTTAAACGTTGGCTATCAAAGTATTTCACAAATACCAGAGGAATTAAGACAGGCTGCATTTCAGATGTTAAAAGTTTTTTATTTTGAAGCGGAAAAGCAAGTTAATACAACTTTAATACCTGATTCAGTATTAATGATCTTAGATATAAATAAAAGATATATATGTTAGCTAGAACTTATGACAAGAGAGTTGAGATATGGGGTCTTGAAGAAGTTGATGATCCATTTGGAGGATTTACAGTTTCTGAATCATTCCTAATTATAAGATGGGCAAGTATTGAAACTAAAAGCAGTATTAGAAACACAGATAACGGAAAAATAGAAAACTTTTACACAACTATATTTAAATTTCGTGGCATTAATTCTTTTATGCTTAGTGAAAAATTAAACTATATAAAGTATAAAGGAAATAAATTTATTATTGATAGGATTCAAAATATAAACTTAGTTGATATAGATATAATTGTTTTTTGCACCGCTTCAACTTAAATAAATGGCTTTTAAACCGAAAATAAGAGGATTAGATAAAACAATATCTGACTTAAAAAAGTTTGGTAATAAAGCCGAAGAGGCTTTAAATACAGCTTTAGAAACTACTGCTTTTGATATGGTAGATAAAGCGGTTTCTTTAGTTGTTGTTGATACGGGTAAATTAAAACAGTCTATTAGAGTAGTTACGGTAAGTGAAAGCAACTTTATAGTAGAAGCTGGTGGAGGAGTAGCACCTTACGCACCTTACATAGAGTTCGGAACGGGTGGATTAGTTGATGTGCCAAAAGAGTTTGACGAGCAAGCCCGTAGAGCATTAGGAAAGGGAATTAAACAGGTTAATTTACCCCCACGACCCTATATGTACCCCACTTATCTTTATGGCTTAAAAGAGATTGAAAAGAATTTAAAGATAGAGATTGAAAATTTAGTAAAAAAAACATAGTTAAAAACCCGCTACGATTAATAGCGGGTTTTTAATTTATTTATTTAATTTATACATTTCCAATAATTCTAACAAAACCCTTATTTCAAAAACTTCTTGATTCAAAGGTTTACATATTTCAAATAATTTTATTCCTTTCAAACCTAATTCTAAAATTAAAGGTCTTAGAAAATCAATCCTTTTAGATAACTTTGAATGCCAATATAATAAATCTTGTTCTTTAAAATATTTGTGGTTGTTTAAAATTAATTGTCTATCATCTTCTTTTATTTCTTCCATAATTATAATTCATTTATAATTTTAAACATTTCTTTTTTTTGATTTTCATTAAATCTATCGTCGTTATTTACATAATACATAGCGTATCCTTTAGCTATATGCTCGTAAATATAAAAATTATTGTTTCTTAATGAATTATTGTCTACTTCTTCAGTTACTTTACTAAAATAAAAAGAAATTAATTCAACCGCATTTTCTTTAGTTGCTTTTGCTGTTACCATAACTATAAGTTTAAAGGGCTTATGATAGCCCTAATTGTTTTCTGAATGTTTCTTTAACTATTTCTTTTGCTTCTGCATCTGTAAAACCTAGTGCTTTTGCTCTGTTAACTTGTAGTAAGTAAAAGTTTTTTAATTCGTTTTCTGTCATTCCGATTGTTGTAGCTAAATTTTTCATCTTTATATTTTTTTATTGTTTGTTTCTATGGTGTAAAGATACAACCAATACTTAAATAAACAATACTTTTATTATAAAATAAATTAAAATATTTTTGCATACAATAATTTATTATATTTACAAAGTCTTTTCATAGTTATTTTTTAGTTGATAGAAAACACGTTGCATTTGTAACGTGTTTTTTTGTATATTTGTGTTATGGATAAAACAAACCCTAGCAAGTTTATTAGAAAATCAATCTTTACCGCTATAAACGGCATGGTTGTTAATGGGTTGACAATTCCTTGTTATGACACAAGGGTTAAGCCTAGTGAAAACCCACATTTTTATGTATTAATGACTACGCAAAGTAAGCGAGTTTTAAAACAAAATAAGTGCGAGTATTTTTGGGAAGCAGATATACTTTTGGATATAGTAACTATTTACAATGGTGCAGGTAATACAGGTAGTAGGTTATTAGTTGATGACATAGAAAATCAAATAAGATCATTAACACAAGATTTAATTATTGAAGGGTTTACAACAATAATTCAAGCAGAAGATTTCCCAAACAATTTAGACAACATAAACGATAATCAAATAGTTTATAGGAATTTTATTCGATACACATTAACACTAAATTAAGCAAAAAATGAGCACATTTATCAAAGGAGAGGTATGCATACTCTCAATTCACGACGGAACAACCTACAAGCCTGTAGCGTGTTTAACATCAAACTCTTTAGCAACAGATGTATCTGTAATTGAAAGTATGACAAAATGCGACCCTGGAGTTTCCGTTAAACAAGCTGGAATGTTTACTTATTCGGTTAGCGCAGAAGGACAGTACATAGATACTACAACAGTAGGAGGCGATACCGCTAAAAAATCCCATGATTCTTTACTTGTCAAGCAATTAACTAAAACATTAACTAACTTCAAAATTGACACAAATAACCTTAATGCTGCTTCGGTTAAGTATTTCGGTAGTGCTGTAATATCTAGCCTTTCTGCTGATTTTGGAAGCGGTGATGATTTAGCTACATTCTCTTTAACATTAGATGGAAACGGATTAATTTTATTATCAGACCCAATCGTATAATATATGACAACTAAAATTAACATAGGAGGACAAGACAGAGAATTTACTTTTTGCTTAGGTATGCAAGGCGATATTTTAGAAGACTTAAACATGGGATTCATTGAATTTTGTAGTAAAGTAGATTCTAATCCATTTAAGTATAGACCTATTGTGATGCAGTACGCATACAATTATAAAAATGATAACAAAGTAGAATTATCTACTGTTTTAGATTGGATAGAACAAGACGGTGATATTCATAGCCTTGCATTACAAAAATTTAATATTGCATATACTAATTATCTAACTAAAAATGTACCTGTTCAAGATTCTAAAAAAAAAGTGGTGAAGATTTAGAGATTAATTGGAATGAAGATGTTATATCTTTTGCAATAGGCGAACTCCAAGTTCAGAATCTACAGTCAGTATATGATATGACGTGGGCTGAGTTTCAGATTCGCCTATTTGCATATAATAGAATACAAAAAATGGAATGGCTTAAATTAAGAGAGTTAGCTTGGGCGTCACTAATCGGCTCACATTACGATCCTAAAAAGTTACCTAAAAGCAAAGATTCATTTATGCCTTTAGATAATGATAAAGTTAAACAGCAAGGAATTACCGATATACAAAAAGAAGCGTTTTTAAAAGCAACACAGCAATATTTAACCATAGCAAACAATGCCAAAAATAGAAATTGAGATAGGTGGCGATAATAGCGACTTAGAAAGAAAAATTGCAGAAGCTGAGATACTTTTAAAAAGGCTTAGAAAAGATGTAGCGGTAGAATTAAAAGCTGGTAATATTGATTTAGCTGAAAAAATGACCGTAGAGGTCAATCAGGCTAAACAGTCATTACAAGGATTACAGGCGCAATATACTAATACAACTAAATCTACAAATACACTAAGTAAATCTACTGTCAACGGTAGTAATGCATTAATGCAATTCTCACGTATTGCTCAGGACGCTCCTTTTGGTATTATGGGTATCGGTAACAACATTACCGCAACTGCTGAAAGTTTTTCTTATTTATCTAAAAGCGCAGGAGGAACAGGAAACGCATTGAAGGCTGTAGCAAGTTCCTTAATGGGAACAGGTGGTATATTATTAGCGGTTTCTTTAGTTACTTCTGCATTGACTTACATGAGTCAGAATGGTATTACTATGGGTGATGTATTTGATAGGCTAAGCGGTAAGGCTAAAGATTTTGCTGAAATAAACATAAATAAAGCGTTTGA